GTAAAGGGTGAGATTGTGGCGGAGCGATACGCCAAAGCAATGGAGGCCAAGGCTTTCTTTATGAGCTTTCTGAGCGCCGACTGTGCAAAGATCGCCGTGGAAAACCCCACTCCTTTGAAAATCGTGGAGCTACCGCCCTACACCCAAGCAATACAGCCGTGGCAGTTTGGGCACCCGTACACAAAGCGGACATGCCTATGGCTCAAAGAGCTGCCCCTGCTGGTCCCCACCGAAATCATCACGGAGGGTGTCACCCCATGGGTAAATGGCGGATGCAAAGACGCACATGGGAACTACCGGCGCTTTCAAGGCCGCAGAGAACGGGACCCCATCAACAGGGCCAAAACTTTCCCCGGCATAGCCGCCGCAATGGCGGAACAATGGGCCGGGCCCGTGACTACTTAATAATCAGCCCCCCCCGCTGTTTGCGGAGGCGGGGCGTGGGAGGCTACATGCAATTCAAGCGTGAAAAATGGGAGCTGCGGCAGATGCAAGCCATGCCGTTGCGGCTCAAAATCCAAATGACAGCCCAGCGTATTGAAAGCTGGTATGGGTATTGGGATAGCTATAACATCCGCTGGGAGGATGATGGCCCGCCGGGTGTCTACCTCTCTTTCAGCGGTGGCAAGGACAGCACCGTGCTCCGGCACATTCTAAAAAACCACTGCATTGCGGTGTATGACTGCCCGGTGGTGTTTGTTGACACCGGCCTGGAGTACCCAGAGGTCCGCAACTTCGCCATACAAAATGCGGATGTGGTGCTCCGGCCTAAAATGAACTTTCGGCAGGTCATCCTCAAGTATGGCTACCCGGTCATTGGCAAAAATCAGGCCCGCTACATCCGGGACCTGCAAAATGCCCACGGCCAGAATGATGCCACCGTCAACCTGCGCTTGACCGGCTACAACCGGGCAGGCCAGTATTGTCCCACTATGAAATTGGCAGACAAGTGGCAATTCCTCAGAGGGGCCCCGTTCAAAATCTCTGAGCAGTGCTGCGATGTGATGAAAAAGGAGCCCATGCGGCGCTACCAAAAAGAAACCCGCCGGATGCCCATTGTGGGAACGATGTGCACCGAAAGCCAAAGCCGTGAGAAATCCTGGCTGATGAATGGGTGCAACGCCTTTGAGGCCAAATATCCGCAGTCCCGGCCCGTGTCTTTCTGGACTGAAAATGATGTGCTCATGTACCTGTTTCTCTATGATGTGCCCTATGCCTCAGTGTACGGGGACATCCGATGCAGATTTAAGGGCGAGGAGTGCACCCCAGAGGACGCAAGGCGGATGCTGCTGTCAAATCGGCCAGCGGATGACTACGCCTGGGAAAACAATTTTGAGTTTTATACCACCGGCGTGAGCCGTACCGGCTGCATGTTCTGCGCCTTTGGGGCCCATCTTGAGAGCTGCCCCAACCGTTTCCAGCAAATGCAGGTGTCCCATCCCAAGCAATATGACTATTGTATGCGCCCGGTGGACCAGGGCGGCCTTGGCATGGCTAAGGTCCTGGACTACATCGGCGTGGACCACTAAGGAGGACCGTGACACATGAAAATCATCAATCCCCATACCGAAATCCTCACCCCGCTGGATGGCCAGGCCATCCTCCAGCACATTGAGCTGTGCGGGCGGGTCTGCTACAAGTCTGAGGACAAAATCACAGACACCAGCGCCGCCAAGTTTGTGGCGGGCATCATCAAGCGTGGCCATGAGGCCGTCCTGGAGCACTTTGACATCACGGTCAAGTTTGTGTGTGACCGGGGTGTGTCCCATGAAATTGTCCGGCACCGCATGGCCTCCTACTGCCAGGAGAGCACCCGCTACTGCAACTATTCCAAGGATGCTTTTGGCAGTGAAATCACTGTCATCCGCCCCTCTTTTCTGACGGAGGGCACACCGGGCTGGCAGTATTGGAAAGTGGCTTGCAGAATGGCTGAAAAGTCATATTTTGAGCTGCTGGACTGGGGCTGCACCCCGCAAGAGGCCCGTGCTGTTCTGCCCACATGCCTCAAGACTGAGGTGGTGATGACGGCCAACCTGCGGGAATGGCGGCATTTCTTCAAGCTGCGGACCGCCCCGGCGGCACACCCGCAGATGCGTGAGGTGGCCATCCCGCTGCTCCACCAGATGCGCTCCCAGGTGCCGGTCATCTTCGATGATATTGAGGAGGCCGCCCATGAAACTGTGTGACCGCTGCCCGCAGGCTGGCTCTTGCCTGTTGAACTATCTGGGCAAGGCTTGCCACAAGCTCCGTATGCAGGAGTGCCCGGAGGTGGTCCCCACCACGCTGGAGCTCATGCACAACATGGACGCTGAGGAACTGGCCGCTTTCCTCTCCAGGACCTTTTGCCAGTCCCTTGGAAAACCGCAACTTTTGGAATGGCTCAATAAGGAGGTGCCCAATGAAACGCTCTGAGATTTTGGAGGCCGCCCGCCGCTGTGTCTGCGGTGAGCGTGAGCAGGACTATGGCACGCCGGAGAATAACTTTGAAACCATCGGCCTGCTCTGGGGTGTCTACCTCAGAGCGGCGCACCCGGAGTATGCCAAGGTCATGCCCATCAACGGCATCACGGCCAAGGATGCCGGCACTATGCTGGCCCTGCTCAAGGTGGCCCGCATCGCCACCGGCTCCAGCCCTGACAGCTTTATTGATCTGGCGGGCTATGCGGCCTGCGCCGGTGAAATCGTGACAGAAAGGAGCTGCCCCTATGAAAAAGCGGAAACCCAGACCCAGGAGTGAAAAGCCCCGAATGTGTGACCCCGGCATGTGTGACTGCTGCCAGTACATTGGTGAGGGTGACTTCATCTGTGACAAAGGCCCCGGCCAGCCGGTCCTTGTGGTCGAGGACTGGCAGCCCAATGAGAACGCCGGGCGCTGCCGGAGGGACACAAAGCGATGAACAGAAAAGAGCGGCGAAACCTGCAACGCCAAGGTGTGCAGGTGCCCAAAGACCCCACACTCAACATCAAGCTCTCCGCTCTGGGCAAGTCCATAATGACCCCGGAGATGCAGATGGCCATGATGCACGAAATCAACCAGCAGTGCCTTGAGAAAGATGACTTGCTGGCTCTGGATGTGGACTGCATGGTGCTCTGGACACTACACCGGCACCTGGGCTTTGGGGTCAAGCGGCTCCATGACTTCTATCTGGCGATGGCCGCAGAACACCGCCGGATGCGTGAATTTTATGAAATGGATGACCTGTACCCGGAACGGCTCAAGCTCAAGGAGCTGGGTGCAGATGTCGAACAATGGCAAAAGGAGGTGCTGGCCAATGAGCCCAAAACCCTGGGAAAACGCTGAGGGCTACGCAGACCCAACGGCATACAACGCCATCAAGAAAGTGTCCGCAGAGGGGCATGAGGCGCTGGATGCCAAGGTCAACACTCTCATCAAGGTCCTCAAGTTTATCATTGCGGAAAGCGGCTTTGAGCTGGCGGCCCGCATTGAGCTCCGGGACCGCAAGACAGGGAGGTTTTTTAGATGACAACCATCACAACGATTTGCAAGCGCTGCGGGCGCACCCGTGTCACTAAATGTGTGGACACCTTTTACTCCACCGCAAATATGTGGTCCAGCGCTTGCGGATTTTTCCACGGCATCACCCGTCACTGGGGCACACTGTCCCCGAAAGCTCACAGATGGGCCCCGTTTTACTGCGTGGTGGTGCCCCTGCACCTCATCCTGGCGCTGGTCTGGGACCTGCTCCGGGCAACGCTGCTTGTGGTGACTTGGCCCGTCTGGTGGCTGCATGAGGAGGTGCTGGGACGATGACCAAATGCGAAACGGCAATCTGCCAGCTTGCGGTGAATGTCTACGGCAAGGCCAGCCAGTGCACGGTCTGCATGGAGGAGATGGCAGAGCTCACCAAGGAGCTCTCCAAAAACCTCCGTGGCCAGGACAACGCCGCCCACATTGCTGAGGAGATCGCTGATGTTGAGATCATGCTGGAACAGCTCAAGCTCATGTTCAGCATCCGTGATGAGGTGACCCAGCAGCGCACCGTCAAGCTCCAGCGGCTTGACAACCGCATTTCTCAATCCCTGATACATCCGAAACCGTGAGGTGTGACCCATGCAATTTGACCGCAAAATAACCATCTCCGCCGGTAGCAGCCGGAGGGCCATGGTCTGGCAGGCGCAAACCCTGCTCATTTCTGAGCTGTGGGCAAAGCTCCAAACCCCCGCCAGAGGCACTGAGCCCCTGGCAGAATATCTGAATATGAAAAAGGCCCAGCAGGATGACCTCAAGGATGTGGGCGGCTTTATGGCAGGCACACTGTCAGGCCCCCGCCGAAAGGCCAACAATGTGACCGGGCGTGATGTCATCACGCTGGACCTGGACAACATCCCACCGGGCGGCACGGAGGATGTCCTGCGCCGTGTTGAGGGGCTGAGCTGCGGCTATTGCATCTATTCCACCCGTAAGCACAGCCCGGCGGCACCCCGCCTGCGTGTCCTGCTGCCGCTGGACCGCACGGCCTCAGCGGATGAATATGAGCCCATCGCCCGCAAGATGGCGGAGTACATAGGCTTGGAGCTCTGTGACCCCACCACCTTTGAGGTGTCCCGTTTGATGTACTGGCCAAGCTGCTGCTCAGACAGCCAATACATCTATGTGTGGAAAGACAAGCCCCTGCTGTCCGTCAAGGGCCTGTTGGGCCAGTACGAGGACTGGCGTGACTGCACCCTCTGGCCCCAGGTGCCCGGCTCCCAAAACCTGCCCACCAAGCTGGCAGTCAAGCAGGGTGACCCAGAGGCCAAAAACGGTGTTGTGGGCGCTTTCTGCCGCACCTATGACATCTACCGGGCCATGGATGAGCTCATCCCCGGCATGTATGAGCCGGTGGAGAGTATGCCGGGCCGCTATACCTATCTGGGCGGCTCCACCACCGGCGGCGCTGTCATCTATGACAGCGGCAAGTTTCTCTACTCCCACCACGCCACTGACCCGTGCAGCGGCAAGCTGGTGAACGCCTTTGACCTGGTGCGCCTGCATCGCTTTGGTGACAAGGACGATGAGGCCCAGCCGGGCACTCCCACCAACCGCCTGCCCTCCTACCGTGCCATGTGCGAACTGGCCACGCAAGACCCCGATGTGTCCGCCCTGATGAGCCAGGAGCGCTACCAGGAGGCCGTCAAGGACTTTGAGGGCGTGGAGGCCACCAACGATGCAGAGCCCGCCAACTGGATGGACCGGCTTGAGATCAACAGCCAGACCGGCCTCCCCAAGGCTACCATTGATAATGTCTGGATTATTCTTGAGAATGACCCGCTGCTCAAGGGCAAGTTTGCCCTCAACCAGTTTGCGGGCCGTGGTGAGGTGCTGGATGCGCTCCCCTGGAACGCCTCCACCAAACGCCGCCTCTGGGATGACAATGACAACAATGGCCTCTACTGGTACATGGAAAAGGTCCACCACATTACCGGCAACGGCAAGATTGACGGGGCGCTCTCCCTCCACACCACACAGCACGCTTTCAACGAGGTCCAGGACTACCTCCAGAGCCTCAAGTGGGACGGCGTGCCCCGCCTGGACACCCTTTTCATTGACTACCTGGGGGCGGAGGACAGCCCCTATACCAGAGCGGTGACCCGCAAGGCTTTCACCGCCGCCGTCACCCGTGCCATGGTGCCCGGCAGCAAGTATGACAACATGCTCATCCTGGCTGGGCCCCAGGGCATTGGCAAGAGCACCCTGCTGGATAAGATGAGCCGGGGCTGGTTTAATGACAGCATCCGCACCTTTGAGGGCAAGGAGGCCTCTGAACTTTTGCAGGGGGTCTGGCTGGTGGAGATCGGTGAGCTGGACGCTTTCCGCAAGACGGATGTGGCGTGCATCAAGCAGTTTCTCTCCCTGCGCTCTGACCGTTTCCGTGCGGCCTATGGCCGCCATGTCAAGGAGCTGCCCCGGTGCTGTGTGTTCTTCGGCACCACCAACACCTCTGACTACCTGCGGGACCGCACCGGCAACCGGCGTTTCTGGCCGGTGGATGTGGGCCTGGCCCCGGCGGCCAAAAGCGTCTGGACTGATCTGCCCGGAGAAATTGACCAGCTCTGGGCTGAGGCCATGGTCCGCTGGCAGACGGGAGAGCCGCTTTTCCTCAAAGGGGAAATTGAGGCCGCCGCTAAGGAGGCCCAGGAGGCCCACCGTGAGGTCAACACCCGTGAGGGCATCATCCTGGACTTTCTGGAGCGCCCGGTGCCGGAGGACTGGCAGAACTGGCCGCTTGACCGCCGCCGGATGTTCTGGGGCGGCGCTGTGCAGGGAGATGTCAAGCTGGTGCCCCGTGACCGTGTGTGTGCTCTGGAGGTCTGGTGTGAGGCTCTGGACGGCAAGCAGCGGGATATGAGGTACAGTGACACGGCAGAAATCAACAGCATCATTGAGGCCAGCGCCTTGTGGGAAAGGGCCAGAGGCTCCCTGCGCTTTGGCTACTGCGGCAAGCAACGGGGCTTTCAAAAGGTGCGGCTTTGACCCGGAACATTGCCCGGAACATTTGAGATTTTCAGATGTTCCAATGTTCCGGGCAGGTGGAACATGTTCCGGCAAATGTTCCGGCAAATGTTCCGGGCAAAACCCTTGCGCCGCAAGGCTTTTGGGCCAAGTGGAACATTGGAACATTCATTTTCTATATTAGGGTAAAAGAGAGGATTTAGAGAGAATAGAGAAAAATAAAACTCTCTAAACCGCCTGTTTGCGCTACATACACGCGCGAATGTTCCACTGTTCCGAAAGGAGGAAATCCATGAAAGAAAGCTATATTGAGAGCTACCTTGTTCGCAAGGTGAAAGAGCACGGTGGCCTCTGCTATAAGTTTGTGTCACCCGGAAATCCCGGCGTGCCTGATCGACTGATAATCACCCCCACCGGCAAGACCATCTTTGTTGAACTGAAAACGGAGGTGGGCAGGCTGGCCAAAGTCCAGAAATGGCAACGGAGTGAGATGGAGAAACGGGGGGCGGACTGCCGGGTGCTGTTTGGGATGGACGCAGTAAAGGACTTTTTGAGGGAGGTTTTCCCCGCATGAAATATGTGCCGCATGACTACCAGGCCTATTGCATCCAGCGTGTAGTTGAGGACCCTGCCGTTGGGCTGTTTCTCCGTCCCGGCCTTGGCAAAACAGTCATCACTCTGTCAGCGGTCAATATTCTCAAGTATTTCCGCTGGCAGGTGCAAAAGGTCCTGGTAGTGGCCCCCAAAAAGGTAGCAGAGGCCACCTGGAGCAAGGAGGCCGCCAAGTGGGACCACCTCCAGCACCTCCGCACCTCTGTGGTGCTGGGCAGCGCCACCAAGCGCATCAAGGCCCTCAACACTCCGGCGGACATCTATGTCATCAATCGGGAAAATGTGGAGTGGCTGGTGGACTACTACAAACAGGCCTGGCCCTTTGACATGGTGGTGCTTGATGAGAGCACCAGCTTTAAGAACAGCCAGAGCAAGCGCTGGAAAGCCATGAGGCGGGTGCGGCGTTTCATCAAGCGGATGGTCCTGCTGACCGGCACGCCGTCCTCTAAGGGCCTCATTGATCTGTGGGCACAAGTTTACCTGCTGGACTGCGGAGAGCGCCTGGGGCAATCTCTGAGCGCCTACCGTGAGCGTTATTTTGACCCTGACCAGCGGAGCCGCACACAGATTTTTTCCTACAAGGCCAAAGACGGTGCGGAGAGCGCTGTGTTGGATGCCATTTCTGACATCTGCATCTCCATGAAAGCGGAGGACTACCTGGAGCTGCCGGACTTCATCCAGCATGAGGTGCCGGTGCTGCTGGATGCCAAAGCCCGCCGGGCCTATGACCAGTTTGAGCGTGACCTGCTGCTGGAGGTGGACGAGGATGTCATCACCGCCGCCTCTGCCGCCGTTCTTGTGGGAAAACTCCTGCAAATGTGCAACGGTGCTGTGTATAGCAATGATGGTCACATCGTGCCGGTCCATGACTGCAAGCTGGAGGCCTATCTGGAGCTGCTGGAGCAGTTGAACGGAGAGCACTGCCTGACTTTCTACGGCTACCAACATGACCGTGACCGCATCCTGGAGGCGCTGAAAAAGCACCGCAAGGACCTCCGGGTGAGGGTCTACAAAACCGTGGAGGATGAGGAGGCCTGGAACAACGGAGAGGTTGATGTGCTGCTGGTGCATCCGGCCTCCTGTGCCTACGGCCTCAACCTCCAGGCAGGCGGCCAGCATGTGGTGTGGTACGGCCTCAACTGGTCCTTTGAGCTGAATGACCAGGGAAACTGCCGCTTATACCGCCAGGGCTCCCCCTATGACAAGGTTTTCGTCCACTATCTTGTGGTGCAGGGCTGCCAGGATGAGGATGTCATGGCTACGGTGCGAGATCGCCAGGACACCCATGAGGCCGTCATGTCCGCACTCAAGGCCAGAATTAAGCGAGTAAAGGAGAGCGCAAAATGAGCGATAATCTGAATATTAAACTGCTGAAACAGCACGCCGCCATCCTGGAAACGGCCCTCCAGACCGTCAACAATGTTTCCAAGAGCATCACGGAGGAGGCAGCGGCCCTGGATGCGGAGCTTGCCCCCGTCCAGGATGCCACGGATGCGCTGGTGGCCTGCGAGAGGGCCCAGGAGCGTGCCCGCTTTGCTGAGGCGAAACTGAGCAATGCCGTGGCGGACCTGCGCTTTGTCATGGCCGGTGGTGACCCTTGCCGGGTGTGTGCCGTCAAGTGCACTTTTGGTGAGGGCAACTGCAAACCCGTGTGGCGTGGAGAGGCTGGTGCTGATTTGTGACTTTGAAAGAACTGTCCCAGCTTTACTACCTCAACCGGGAGATCGAGATGGACAAAAAGCGCCTCCTTGAGCTGGAGGCAAGGGCGGTGTCCTGTTCGTCAGATCTGTCCGGGATGCCCAGGAGCTCCGGCGTGGGGGACCGTGTTGGCC